CAGCAGCGTTTCGCCGCGATCTTCGGCAAGGACATCGTTGGATCGAGCATCGACGAGCAGCTGGCCTTTGTACACGCCGAGCTCGGCGGTGCTGAGAAGGCGGCCGGAGAAGCGCTGCGGGCATGCGTAACCGCGGCGGAGGCCGGCGCCTGCGTATCGAAGAAGTACGAGCGGCCGGCCGACCGCGAAGGCGATGCGGCGAAGCGCGCCGCGCTGGCCACGGAGATTGCCGGCGAGCCGCCCGCGGTCTCCACACCACAGCCGCCGCTGGATGTCGGGACTGAACGTCCTGTTTCGGAGGCGCCCGCCGTCCAAATCAACCCCATCCGGAGCATTCCTATCGTGGGACCGCTGCTCATTCCCCTGCTGACGGCGTTGCAGGCCGTCCCCGACATCCTCAAGCTGTTCGCCGGCAAGAACCCATCGGAGGTCGCGCAGCGCAACACCGCGCTTGCGTCCAAGGTGGCGGAGGTCGCCGTCGACGCGCTCAAGGCCACCGGCCCCGGCGACGCGATGGACAAGCTCGCCAACGATCCCACCGCCGTGCAGACGGTGGCCGCCGCGGTGAAGGCCGATCCAGGCCTGAAGCTGATGCTGGTCGAAGCCGGCGGCGGTGGGATCGCGGGCGCGCGCTCGTTCGTTGCGCAGATCGCGGGTACGCCGCAGGGGGCGGCCATGACGTCGATCCTGCGCGTGGTGACGTACTGGGTGCTCGGCTTCCTGACCTTCGCCAACGTCGCCGGGTTCGCGCTCGCTGGCGTGATGGTGTGGCTCAAGCTCGGCGAGTGGCAGCAGATCACGTCCACCCTGATCCAGGCGGACATCAACGCCGCATTCGCGGCCATCGGCTTCTGGCTCGGCTCCTCGCTCGCCAAGGGCGGGACGCCGGCCGTCAACGTGAGGAGTGACCCATGACCCCCATCACCGATCCCTATGGCAACTACATCGCGCAACTGGCCCAGGTCTACCCCGGCTTGGATGACAAGCTGGCGCCCTACGTGCCCGCCGGTTCCACGATCCACGACGTAGCGCAAGAGTACGGCCCCGGCGGCAACCTCTACCATCCCGAGTTGCAGCAGGCTGCGGCGCGGGCCTCCGGCCGCCTGCAACCAGCCGCGTTCGCGGTGCAAGCCTACATCGCGGCGGGCATGGGCAGCGTGGGACCGGACGGCCGCTTCATGTGGGCCGCGCCGTGGACCGCGCCGTTCACCGGGATGCCGGCGGTCTGATGCAGGCCCCGCGCATCTACGTGGTGCCCGCCAAGCGCGGCTACGTCTGGCACATCGTCAGGGGCGGCAGGATCACGGCCAACGGGGAGACGTTCGCCACCCGCGGCCAACGCGCCGGCCGGCGGGGATCAGTTCGCCCTCGGCTGACCTCTGCAGGCCGAAAACGCCGGCTCCTCCCCGGCGCTGACCGCTCGGGCGCTCGCGCTTCGTGAGCGTGCGCAGCTCGTCGGGCGTCAGGAACACGCGCCCCTCTCTCTGGTGTCGGCAAGTGAGGTCATGCGGCGAACAGTCCTTGCTGCGCGGTGACGCCGCGCAAGTTCTCGCACGCCTGCCGCCAGTAGGCTTCCTTTAGCTCCACGCCGATGAACCGACGGCCTGCCTTGAGCGATTCGTAGCCCTCGCTGCCGATCCCCATAAAAGGGGACAGCACCACGTCACGCGAGTTGCTCCACATGACAAGCGCCCGCTGAATCACGTCCAGTTGCAGCGGACACAAGTGCTTTTCGTCATTCTCGGTGCGCGCCCCCTTCACGTTAAGCACATTCGTCTGATTGACCGTCATCCACACCGGGGACGCCCATTCCTGCCATTGATCGAGCGGGAAGTCCTCTGGCGTATGCCGGATCGGATCGGAGTTGTCTCCCGGCTTGACGAACGTCATCAGGTAATCAGGCATCCCGCCGCGCGACTTCGCGCTGTCGCTCTGCAATTGCTTGTAGAGCAGGCCAACATGCTTCGTGCGAGTCATCTCCACGACGGGGCATCGCCAGATCGTGCGCCGCGAGTGCAGAACCCATCCTGCCTCTTGGTGCAAGCGGATGATCTGCCCGGAAAAGTCTTTGATGCCGACGTGACCATCGCGCCACTTCGTCATCGGCAGGTCGGAGCAATGGACCGCCGTCAGCCGCCCCGGCTTCGTGACGCGGAATTTCTCCGCGATCAGGTAGGCGTAGTGATCGTAAAACTCCTCGTCGCTCGCGCTGTTTCCCATGTCGCACTCGCTGTCCGAGTAGACGAATAGCGAAGCAAACGGCGGGGAATACACGGAGAAGTCGATAGACGCATCCGGTAGTTGCCGCACCACGTCCACGCAATCCCCGTTGTAGGCGGCCCAATCGTCGCCGTGCTGTTCGTTTAGGCAGCGGATAACCATTGCGGCACCCTTCCTTCGTGTGTTGGGTTGTACGGCACGCGGGACTGTGACGCGCGCCCGATGTTGCGCAGCATTGCCGCGCGCATGGCCTGCTTCATCGAGTCGTGATCGTTCGCCTTGCGGTCAATCACCGCCCCGATGGATTCCTCGCCGGTTGCCACGGCGATATGCACCTGTACCTCTTGCTTCTGACCGAAGCGCCAGAACCGGCGCACGGCCTGATACCAAGCCTCGTAGCTGAACGAGCGCCCGACAAAGACCGTGTGCGCGCACTGCTGCCAGTTAAGGCCGAACCCGCAGATAGACGGCTTGGTGATGAGCACGCGCGCAGAGCCGTCCGCGAACGCATCAAGCGCCGATTCCTTGGCTTCGATGCTCATCGAGCCGCGCACCTCAACCACGCCACGCATCCCGCGCAACCGCTCTAGTACGGCATCGGCCTCGTAATCGGTGTCTACCCAGACGACCCACGGCGCATCGTTGCTGGCGGCGAGCTGCGCAGCGATACCGGCGCGTTCCCCGGCTGTCTGGCGCTTCACGTCGTGCATATTGGTGGCCGACACCACGTCCGACGCAAACAGATCGCCCTCTGGCGCTTTCAGCTTCGACGCAACCGTATGCCGGTGAACCTGCATCGGTGGCAGCACGAACCCATCATCCTTGTCGCCCAAGTCCGATGGCATCGCTGCCATGCGGCACCACGATGCCATCCAGTCCCAGAATGCCGTGACACCGTGGCGCTTGAGCCGCCAGTTTTGCGATGCGGTTGATGTGTCGTTGATGAAGAATCGGGACAGCATTTCCGAACTCGTCATCACGCCGCAGAACTGAGCATGCTGCCCTAGCTCCATGTGATCGTTCGGGGCCGGGGTCGCGGTGGCCGACAGTCGGAACCGATGACCGCTGAATGCCGCGATCAAATCCCGCGACGTCTTGCCGCTAAAGTTCTTGAGGATGGACGATTCGTCCAGCGCGACCGCTCCGAAGGCATCAGGCGTCAGGCGTTCCAGCCGGTCGTAATTGCAGATGTTGATCCCGTCCCCTGCCTCCGATTGATCGCGGATGACGCGCACGGCGTATCCGAACCGCTCGCCCTCGGCCGCGAATTGATGCGCAACCGCAAGCGGCGTCAGGATCAGAGCGCGGCCGTTGGTTGCGTGCCTGGCATGCTCCGCCCATTCCAACTCGCACAATGTCTTACCTAGCCCGGTATCGAGGAACAGGCCGCCGCTGCCGACGCGTAGGAGAAAGCGCACGCATTCGGCCTGATAGGGGAATAGATGCGAGGCAAGGTCATCAACGGCGATCCCGCACTCCGTGGCGCGTGGGCGCTTGCTGTGCAGAAAGTCGGCGTAGCTCACGACTCAATCCCCCTCGCCGCGTCCTCTGCCCCGTCTGCGGTCATTTCGTCCTGACCTCGACCTTGAGCGATGCCGCGATTTCGGACAACTTGGTCTTCGCGGTCTCCGCGAGCGCCGGGACGATGGCCGCATTCACCTGCGATAGCGCGCCCTTCATGGCGGTTTCGATGCTGTATTGCAGGTGCTGATGGACAAGATAGGTGAGTCGCGTTTGTGTGCCGTTCCATGAATAGCTGCCGGACTCGCCCTTCGCCTTGCCGTCGTGGCTCACCTTTTCGTTCATGTAGAAATCTGCGCGCTGAACCAGGTATTCGATGAATGTGACCGGCGCGCCTCGCTTCTCGCCCCATTCGTTGGTCTGTTGAAGCGTGACGTTCTCGATCATCTGCGTCACCTTGGGCAGCACATGGGCGTCGGCGATGCGTTGTACTTCGGCGTTAATGCGCTCGCGCACAAGCTTGTCCATTGAGCGCGCCATGTCCGACTCCATCCAAACCGGATCTCCGTACTCGTTGCTCGTCTCGAAGCGCAGGACGCTTTCGGCAATCCTGTCCACGACCCGTTGCTGCAATTCCTCTTGCGTAATACCAAGCGCCGATAGGTCAAATTGCACTCTTGTCTCCTAGTTGGAATGTTCAATCTCTGCCGCAACATCCTCTGCCCCCATCCGGCGAGCGATGGCGGCGCAGCGGGTGCGTTCGGCGTCTATGCCGCCCTGATAGCCGATGCTGAATAGCTTGGCGTACAGCCTGCCGATGCATCCGGGTCCGGCCGGTACGTCATCCATGATCGCGTCCAGCCGTGTCTCGGTCAGCCGCGCCCGCCGAATCTGCCCTCGCAGCGTCTTGGCGCCCAACTCCGCGCGCATCGTCTCGTCGGTCATGCGAATAGCCTCTGCTGCCGGTAAGCGTTGTCGATCCGCTCGCACGCGATGTCGAAATAGCGCGGCTCGATCTCGATGCCGATGAATTTGCGGCCGAGTTGGGCGCAGGCTACGCCAGTGGTCCCGCTGCCCATGAAGGGGTCAAGCACCAATTCCGGCATCCCACACTGCTCAATGCACCATCGCATCAACCTAATAGGCTTTTGCGTCGTGTGCTGTCGCAAACCGCCGTTTTCGCCCACCTTGTCGCACGCTAGGCCCTTCCACTTCATCGAGAAGATGCGGGCCGCCTTGTCTTCGCTATGCCACGCAAATTCAACATCTGAAAACGTGTCCCACGGCTCCATCCCGCCAAGCTTGTCAAACGCAATCCACCGCCCGCTATCTGGCAACCTCGGGTAAAAATGGTCCGCGCCGAACATCAACACATTTGGGCAAAAAGCTATAAATGGGCGAGGGTCAAACGGCTCCGAATCTCCATGCATTGGCGGGCATCCGCGGGCGTTTGCTGCAGCGGTATTTCCAATCCGACCGTCGTAAAAACCAGAGTGCGCGTATGCAATCCCATACGGCGGATCGGTAATCACCGCGTCCACCTTCGGCAGCGTCGGCAGGATTTCCAGACAGTCGCCGAGGTAGAGCGTGGCGTCGCCGATGCGCTCGACGCGCGATGCAGCCGGATGGTCGCTCAACTCCGCTCGCGTGTCGTCGGTCATCTCCCATGCTCCTCAATCGAGCGCGACAAGCGCAGGAACCCTGCATGTAGCAGCAACGCGGTCGACGGCGCTTCCGAATCAACACCCATGCCGAATAC